GCATTAAATGAATTTTACAGACAGTTTCCTAGAACTGAATCACACGCATTTAGAGATGAAAGTAAGCAGTCTTTGTTTAACCTTACACGTATATATCAACAGATTGATTATAATGATTCTTTAATAAAAGAGCATCACGTTACTAGAGGTTCTTTTTCTTGGAAGAATGGAATAAAAGACACAGAGGTTATATGGACTCCAAATACAAGGGGAAGGTTTTTTGTTAGTTGGATGCTTTTGGTTGTGATAGTTATGACATATCTGGAACAGTAGGAGGCGGAGCATCTAACGGTGCTTTACACGGAGTTACAAAGTTTAATATGGATGACGCTCCTAGTAATCAGTTTTTCTTAGAGTATGTAGCTAGACCTCAGACTGCAGAAATATTTTTTGAAGAAGTATTGATGGCTTGTGTATTTTATGGTATGCCTATATTAGTAGAAAACAATAAGCCTCGTTTACTGTATCATTTTAAAAATAGAGGTTATAGAGGTTATAGTATTAATAGACCAGACAAACTTAAACACAAGCTCTCTAAGACAGAGAAGGAGCTTGGGGGTATACCTAACTCAAGCGAAGCGGTAAAGCAAGCTCACGCAGCAGCTATTGAGTCTTATATTGAATCTTATGTAGGTTTAGTAAGTCCTGATGAGATGGGTTATATGCCTTTTGGTAGAACTTTAGAAGATTGGGCAAAGTTTGACATAAGCAATAGAACTAAGTTTGATGCCTCTATTAGTTCAGGTTTAGCTATAATGGCTTGCCAAAGACACTTATATCAGCCTGTAAAAAAACAATCAAATATTATTGTTAACTTTGCTAGATACAACAATAAAGGAAGTCGTAGTGAAATAATTAGATAAATGAAAGACGTAAAAATAAATGTTTCTTCTGTTGGGTTTCCAAGTCAGTTTGTTTCTGATAGCGAAAAAGCTTCAGATGAATTTGGCTTACAAATAGGTCAAGCTATTCAATATGAATGGTTTAAGAAAGATGGAAATCAATGTAGATATTATAATCAATGGAGAGATTTCTATAGGCTACGCCTTTATGCTAGAGGTGAACAGTCGGTTGCTAAGTATAAAAATGAACTTGCGGTTGATGGTGATTTAAGTTACTTAAACTTAGATTGGACACCAGTTCCAATTATACCAAAGTTTGTAGATGTTGTTGTTAACGGAATGAACGATAGGTTGTTTGATGTTAAGGTGTATGCAGAAGATGCAATGTCTCAATCTAAGAGAAGTAAGTATCAAGATATAATACAAGGTCAAGCAGCTGCAAAAGATATACTTGAAATTGTACAAAAAGAAACAGGAGCTGATCCTTTTATAATGAATCCTGATGACCTTCCTCAAACTGACGAGGAGTTAAACTTATATATGCAGCTTAAATATAAGCCTGCTATAGAGATTGCTGAAGAAGAAGCTATAAACACAATTTTTGCAGAGAACCATTACAACGATGTTAGAAAAAGGGTTGATTACGATTTAACTGTTTTAGGTATTGGTTGTACAAAACATGAGTTTTTGCCAGGAGCAGGAGTTGAGCTTAAATATGTAGACCCTGCAAACATTGTATACAGTTATACAGAAGACCCACACTTTAAAGATTGTTTTTATTGGGGAGAAATTAAAACCCTTCCAATTACTGAGTTAATGAAAATTGACCAATCTTTAACTAAAGATGATTTAGAAGAAATATCAAAGTATTCTCAAAGTTGGTATGATTATTATAATGTGGCTCAGTTTTATGAGAATGATATTTTTTATAGAGACACTGTTACCTTAATGTATTTTAACTACAAGACTACTAAAAAGGTTGTGTATAAAAAGAAAATACTAGAAAATGGAGGCACTAAGGTTATAGAAAAAGATGACCAATTTAATCCACCTTTAGAAATGATGGAGGAAGGAAGGTTTGAAAAAATAGAAAAAACTATAGATGTTTGGTATGATGGTATTATGGTTATGGGTACTAACATATTACTCAAGTGGGAGCTTGCTGAGAATATGGTAAGACCTAAATCATCTCAACAACACGCATTACCAAATTATGTTGCAGTAGCTCCAAGAATGTATAAAGGAGTTATTGAGTCTTTAACTAGAAGAATGATTCCGTTTGCTGACTTAATACAAATTACACACTTAAAACTACAACAAGTTATTTCAAGGGTTGTCCCTGATGGTGTGTATATTGATGCTGATGGATTAAATGAAGTAGACCTTGGAACAGGAGACGCTTATAACCCTGAAGATGCTTTGAGGTTGTACTTTCAAACAGGTTCGGTTATCGGTAGAAGTTATACTCAAGATGGAGATTATAATCAAGGTAAAGTTCCAATTAAAGAACTACAATCAAGTTCTGGTGCAAGCAAAACACAAATGCTTATTGCTAATTATAATCATTATTTAGGAATGATTAGGCAGGTTACAGGATTAAATGAGGCTAGAGACGCTTCTTCTCCTGATCCTAACTCTTTAGTTGGTTTACAAAAATTAGCAGCATTAAATTCAAATGTAGCTACTAGACATATACTAGATGGTTCACTTTATATTTATAGAACATTAGCAGAAGCTATAACATATAGAGTTGCAGATATACTTCAGTATGCAGACTTTAAAGATGACTTTATAAACTCAATTGGTAAATACAATATTAGTATTCTTGAAGATATAAAAGACTTGTATATTTATGACTTTGGTGTATTTATTGAAATAGCTCCAGACGAAGAGCAGAAAGCTCAGTTAGAAGCCAACATACAAATGGCATTATCTAAGGGAGATATAAACTTAGAAGATGCTATTGATATACGAGAAATAAAAAATATTAAACTTGCTAACCAACTACTTAAAGTAAAACGTAAAGCATTACAAGAGCAGCAGCAACAACAAGTTATGCAGCAACAAGCTATGCAAGCTCAACAAGCTTTAAAGTCTCAAGAAATGAAATCGCAAATTGAAATGCAAAGACAACAAGCTGAGATACAAGGAAAAATGCAGTTAAAGCAAGCTGAAATAGCTTTTGAAATTGAAAAACAAAATAATGAAGCCGTTCTTAAAAGCAAGTTAATGCAAGAAGAATTTAATTACAACTTGCAGTTAAGAGGTATTGAGGCTCAATCATTATCTCAAAGAGAATCTCAAAGAGAAGAATCTAAGTCTAAAAGAATTAGTCAAGCAAATACAGAGCAATCAAAATTAATCCAACAAAGAAAAAATAATTTACCACCAGTAAACTTTGAATCTAATGAAGACAGTTTAGATGGGTTTGATTTAGCTGAATTCAATCCAAGATAAGTAAAAAAACGGTATTGAAATTTTACTATCTTTGTAATAATTAAATTTAATCATATGGAAATCAAAGTAAAAGAAGTAACATTAGGTGAAGAAAAATCAGTTCAACAAGTAGAACAAGAGCTTTTAGATAAACACGAAGAAACACTTAATAACGACCAGCCAAAAGCTGAAGAGCCAAAAGCTGAAGAGCCAAAAGCTGAAGAGCCAAAAGCTATTGAGTTAAATGATGAAAACGTTCTTTCATATATTGGTAAAAGATATAATAAAGAAATCAGTTCATTTGATGAATTGATGAGTGAGCGAGAGACGCAGGAAGAATTACCTGCAGATGTTGCTGCTTACTTTAAATATAAAAAAGATACAGGTAGAGGAATCGAAGATTTTGTACAATTACAAAAAAACTATGATGAATCTAATCCTGATTCTTTACTTAGAGATTATTTACGTGCTACCGAAGATGGTCTTGATGAAGAGGATATTGAAACCTTAATGGATGATTATTCTTTTGATGAAGATTTAGATGAGGATGCAGATGTAAAAAAGATTAAGTTAAAGAAGAAAAAAGCTATTGCTAAAGCAAAAGATTATTTCAAAGGAATGCAAGAGAAGTACAAGCAACCACTTGAGTCAAGGGGAACGCAAGATTCAAATGTATCCAAAGAAGAAATGGAAGGCTATAAGCAATACATCGCAGAAGCAAAGTCTTATGAAGAAAAGACTGCTAGGCAGAAAGAGTTGTATGACTCAAAAACGTTAGAAGTATTTACACCTGAGTTCAAAGGTTTTGAATTTAATGTAGGTGAAGAAACAATAACATTTTCTCCAGGTAGTTTAGAAGATTTAAAAAAGAGCGCATTAAATCCAGGTAGTTGGGCATCCAAGTATTTAGATGATGATGGTCTTTTAGAAGACTCTAAAGGTTTTCATAGGAGTGTAGCAATTGCACAGAATCCTGAAAAGTTTGCTAAGTTCTTTTATGAGCAAGGTAAAGCTAATGCCACAGAAGATGTGATGCGTAAGACAAAAAATATTAATATGTCAGAGCGAAGAACACCTGAAGTGACTAGTAAGGGAGGAACACAATTCAAGTCTATAAGCAGCAATAGCAGCAGAGGACTTAAAATAAAAAGTATTAAAAATAAAAATTAATTTAAAAAATAAAAATTATGGCAGGTTCAGTCCAAGCAACGCCAGGTTTTGATTTGCAACCAAGTTCGCATCAAACACCATTGGCATCAAATTACATTACTGACTTCAACTTTTTGAATCAGTACTTACCAGACACTTACGAAAAAGAATTCGAGCGTTATGGTAACAGAACAATCTCCTCATTCATTAGAATGGTAGGAGCAGAAATGCCTTCTAACTCAGACCTTATCAAATGGGCAGAGCAAGGAAGATTACACACGAAGTATGTTGATTGTGGTACTGCAGCAGTAGTAGCAGGTGGAGAAGCAGTTTTCCAAGTAAATGACGTACTTAACCCAGCAGGTTCAACTGTACAACCAGGTTCTGGTGCAACAGTTCAAATTGCAATTAGAGTTGGTCAAACAGTTGTTGTTGTAAACAACGATGGTTCAGGTGAGTTTAAAGCTATTGTTATAGCAGTAGACCTTGCGAATAGCCAATTTACTGTTGCGTTTTATGATGCTGCAGGATATACAGGTGGTACAGGACTAGGAAATGCTGATGCAAGTGTTTTCATTTATGGTTCTGAATTTAAGAAAGGAACAAACGGAATGCAAGGTTCATTAGAATCTGATGATTTCATTTTTGAGAACACTCCAATTATCATCAAAGATAAGTATGCAGTGTCAGGTTCTGATATGGCTCAAATCGGATGGATTGAGGTTACTACTGAAAACGGAGCTACAGGTTACTTATGGTACTTAAAGTCTGAGCATGAAACTAGATTACGTTATAGGTGATAAAGGTTCTGAAGGTGTATTCTATGTAGTACAACAAAGAGGAAATGTTTGGGCAGGAGGAAATCCTAATGCTTTAGCAGACTTTGACGCAATGATTTCACGTTTAGATAAGCAAGGTTCTATTGAGGAAAATGTTATTTTCTTAAACAGAGACTTTGGATTTGACATCGATGATATGTTAGCAGCTCAAAACTCTTATGGAGCAGGTGGAACTTCTTATGGTCTTTTTGACAATGACAAAGACATGGCATTGAATTTAGGATTTACAGGATTCCGTAGAGGTTATGACTTTTACAAGACTGACTGGAAGTACTTAAACGACCCAACTATGAGAGGTGGAGTTGATGGTACAGGAAGCATTAACGGATTGTTAGTACCTGCAGGTTCTACAACTGTTTATGACCAAGTTCTTGGTAAAAATGCTAAGAGACCATTCTTACACGTAAGATATAGAGCTTCTGAAACTGAGGACAGACGTTACAAAACTTGGATTACTGGTTCAGCTGGTGGAGCAAGAACATCTGACTTAGATGCAATGGAAGTAAACTTCTTGAGTGAAAGAGCAGTTTGTACTTTAGGTGCAAACAACTTCTTTATCTTTCAAGATTAGGAATACTAACCAAAGAAAAAGGGGGTCTCTTCAAAGAGACTCCTTTTTATTAATTAAATTAAATTATATCAAATGAAATTGGATAGACCCAGAAACAGGAATAAACAGAGAACTACGATATGCTAGAAATCAAGCTTCACCATTTGTAGATGAGCAAGATGGTAATGCAATTATAGAGCCTGTTGTTTTTGAAGATGGTTTTCTTAGAGTTTCTAAGAACAATCAAGTACTACAAAAATTTTTAGATGTGCATCCACATAACGGAATAAAGTTTAAAGAGCTAGATAAATCTAAGGATGCTCAAGAAATTGTTGAGAACATTAACGTAGAGCTTGATGCAATGTTGGAGGCACGTTCTTTGTCAATACCACAACTTGAGAGTTTAACTAGAGTGTTGTTTTCAAAAGACCCTTCTAGGATTAGTACAGACGAAATGAAGAGAGATATTTTAGTTTACGCTAAAAGAGAACCAAGAGAGTTTATGTCTCTTATAAATGATCCTGTATTAAAACTACAAGCAACTGTACATAAATTGTTTGAAGAAGGTTTTATAAAATACCGAAATAAAAACAAAGAGGTTTGGTTTAATACTAAAACCAATAAAACAAGGATGTGTACTATTCCTTATGGAGAAGACCCAATATACATAGTGTCTTCTTATTTCCAAACGGATGATGGAGTAGAGTCATTAAAAATACTAGAACAACTACTTGATTAGTAGTTATAAATTGAAAGGGGGTCTATTTTTAGACCTCTTTTTTTTTTGATTATCTTTGTGTAAATAATAGTTAGGATGATAAACGATATTAGAAATACAGTTTTAGCCGTATTAAATAAAAATAACTATGGCTACATATCTCCACAAGATTTTAATCTATATGCACAACAAGCTCAAATGGATTTATTTGAGGATTATTTCTATGCATATAATTACCAAGTAAACAAAGAAAATCAAAGAACATCTGGTACAGGGTATGCAGACATAAAAAAGGGATATGAAGAGGTTATTGATTTTTTCTCAGTAACAAGTGCGTTAACTGCAAACGGAGGGGTAACAGATGGGTTTTTTCTTCCATCCGTAGCAACAACAGGTTCTGATTTTTATTTAATAAATAAAATATTTGTTGGTAATGTTGAAGCGGAAAAAGTTAATCAAAGTAAAATATTGTTACTAAACAGTTCTCCATTAACTGCGCCATCTGATATGTTTCCTGCTTACACAACACAAGCACTTACGGCAACACTATACCCTTCACCTAAGTCAA